TTATTGGTGGGACGTCAGGGATTCGAACCCTGGACCCATGGATTAAGAGTGTATTGCTTAATGTATACAAATTAATAATATATAGCTATTTAATTGTAACTATTTATACTTATATTGTTACTATCAATCAATATGTTACGAACGCATTGTAACTAGAATTTTGCTGGTTATTGCTGGTTTCTTAGTCTTTCCATAAAATCGCTTTCGGTTGCGTAAATTGCCGCCGCTGTGCCAGCATCCGCAATGGATTTTTTTGCGCTCGCTCGCGCTCCTTCGATTTTTGCCAGGGCGATAGCGCACCGCTTTGATGCGGCGATGATGGCGTCGGCAATGGCTTGCGGAGGAAGGCCTGCGGCAGTCGCCTCCTCTCTGATCCATATGTACTGGGTTGTGTCAAGTGGGTAGCCTGCTGCTATGTAGGTCGTGGCGGCGGCTAGCTTGGCCGAGTACACGATCTCCTGTCCTGGTGTATTAGTGATGTGCCTTGATCGCGCGGCGCTCGCTGCCGCATCGATACGCGCAAGGGCGGCAGATCGGAGCCGAGGCAGTGGACTGTTGATTGAGAATGCCATTATTTACACCGCTATTATCGTGCGGACGAAATCCAAATAAGGCCACGCCTTGATCTTGATCTCGTAAATCCCTGGAACGGTCGTCGAGAATGTATCCGCCCCCAGAATAGGACCTGATACATTCTCGCCTGTTTCTTTTTGCACCGCCTCGAAAACTCCGCTGGGGGCGTTAGAAATGATTAAGACATCCAATCCGTCAGCCATAATCGTAAGCTTATTTATCGCCGTCGACTGTAGCGGTCTTTCTCGAATTTCGCCCTGCTCTATATAGTCGCTATTCCTGTTTGCGCTGCCCTGTAATATACAGGTGCCCGGTAATGCTTGCAGCCCAAACATAATGTCTGGGCACTCGCCCGTGCCGAGGATTGCTCCTGTTATGTCGTAACGAATCCATTTCATCTTCTCACCCCTAGTACCTCCAAATAGATGCCGTTCGCCCCTTGGCTCAGTATTGAGGCCGCATAGGTTTTATTACTGCTGGTGGGTGCGGTAAAATAATAAAAACACGTTGCGGTCGACATCGCGCCAATGTCATTGCCAGAAAAAGCGGCTTGTAATTTTACTTGTACTCCATCTATTGTTATCTGGATATGTCCAGCGCCGGGACTGGTCAGAACGATGGTTGCGGATGCTTTTATTAGCACTATTGTGCCGGCAGGATGGTTCAGCACGATGGTTGCGGTACTCACCCCTTCCGCATAGCCTGGAATGGTCACTGCATTGCCGGCGATTTGCAATGTATCAACGGCCAGCTCAGCAATATAGGTGGACGCGTTAGCCGGAGTTATTTTCCATGCTGCGCCGCTCGCACCGTCCGACCAGTCCGAAAACTCTGTCTGATTTGGGTTGGCGACCCCGACATAGGGCATTGTCATGAAACCGTAGCTATCGGATTGCCCGGTATAGGTAGACCCTTTTTCGAAATGGAATCGCGCTCTGGCGGACCCTGCTGGAACGGTAGCAAATCCACCTAGCCTCATATAGCCGCTTAATGCCGATCCTCCTGATGCTATGCCGGCATTACCTGAGGAATAGCTCAGTCCTGTTGATGATCCCGCGGAATCCTCAAATCTTAGCGACACGCTTACCGTGCAACGATGAGCTCCGGTATATGCAAAAAATTCCAATATTTGCCCAGGGGTTACGGGTATGGCATCCGTAACGCCCTTGTATATGTACATTGTTGGATCGGCTGGGCCGCCGGACGATACCCACGCGGTCCCGTTGGCTATCCCTGAGTCTCTGAGGCACCAGCCCGGCAGATTGAGACCGCCTCCTATCCATGTGTCGAGTCCTAGATACATACCGGCATTGACTAGGAGATTGCCGCTACTGGCGTTGAGTGTAGCGTTGTTTGCCGGTTTCCCCGCTCCCGATACTCCTGTCCAGGTTGCAGTGGCACCTAATCCAGCTCCATCGCTTAACTGGTTCGTGTTGGTGATGTAATTGGCGTTATTTTCCGGCCTGCCGCCTCCTGAGGCGATGGCGGACCAAGGCACTCCGGTGCCTGTCGAGAGTATTACGGTGCCGGTCGCGTCTCTTATCGTTGTAGTGCCGTCGGTGTCAACGGTAAATCTTGAGTTAACATTGATGCTGCCGCCGATTAAGGCTCCGGAAAATGTACCGGTTGCGGCCGACAGGGAGCCGCTAAAAGTGCCTGTTGCTCCGGATAATACCCCGGAAAAAAACGCGTTGCCGGTCTTGTCGAGATAGAACCTGCCATTTTCGGCGGTTTTTGCGCCCTGTCCGTACCATATCGGGTAGTCGCCTACGCTGGACAGTTCCGCTCTCCAACCTGTTAATGGGCTGGTTCTTATCGTTCCGGCGGTCAGTGTGCCCATATCCGCTGCAACGGCCGATAAATTGGTAACGGTTATTTTCTCGGCAGTGACCTGTCCAGCGCCAATTGATCGAGCATAAATACTGCCATCAATCAGTAGATCTCCGCGCAGTGCGGCTTTCGTCTGCCCATCAACCTGTCCGACGCCGAATACGGATTCCTGAGGGGATAGCTGTCCAGGACGGACGATCAAAAACCGGTCGGCCTCGACAATTACGTCGCCAGTCCGCCCCGGATCGGCCAGCACTTCGTCGACGGCAGCGGTAATGTCGGTAACAAAAACTGTTGTACTGATCTCGATAGAGTAGATCGCGCCGTATATCCCGAATGCATCAATGCCTTGCAGTCTGAGATACCAAATTCCCGGCGCATCAACGCTAAACGAGGTAACCCGATCCGTCGTCTCGCCGACTAAATTAGCATCGGACGGCGCAAATCCCTGGGAGGTGCTGGCATAAATGCGCGTGTATTGGTAGTCGGGGTCTGTCGGTTGTATGTAGGTTACAAATATTGCCGCAAGGGCGGGTGTTAGCGTGACTGCGCCGAAATCGACCGGCGGCGGGTTGGTGGCGGTTAGCTGTGCCTCCTGGCTGTAGCGGCCGTAATAATCCCGCGCGCGCACTTTTGCGGTAAACGTCCGCCGCGGGCCGCCGTCCGCGATATTGCGCTCAAAGGTGTAGGCGTAATGACTCTCGGTTACGTAATCTGTGCGCACCAGGACGTTGCCGTTGTAAATGCGGACTTCGTAATCTCTGAACCAAGGCGACTGGCCGCCTTGTCCTGACGCATAGCTACTACTGAGCACTGTTGCTGCATCGTTCTGCCAGCTGAATAATGCGTCTCTGCCGGTAAACTCCCCGGTACCGCTGGGGAGTTGTAGGTTGACGATGCTGACGGCGGCTATTAAATAAAACTCTCCGAGGGTGTGGGTGATGGTTATTGATGTGGAGTGGCGCCCGGTAATGCTGATTGCCGACAATGTAATTTCGTAATCGCCCATCAGTGGGTTGTCTATTCTGTAAGATTGGCCGCTGATTTCGCGCTCGAAAATCTGGGTGCCGTTGTGCTTGTAGCTCAGTATATAGCCGCGCAGCAACGGGTCATTAGACGCCGTCCAGCTGATGTCTATATAGCGCCGAAAACCCTCCAGTCCGGTATAAATACCTTCCGATGTTTGCACGCCGGAGGGTGGGATAACGCCGCCGACAATGTAGGGGTTCGCGGGCAATTGTGGCAAATCGGCGATGTCGTCGATTTCGGCAAATTTGCCGGGCGCGTACTGCGTGGCGCTGATAGTGTAAAATCCGCTGCTCTTGTCTTCATTTTCGGAAATCCCCAAGACGCGGAATAATTGACTGTCGGTTATGGGGTCGTAGACTATCCATTCCAGTTCGTGTTCCGGGATTTGTCCGAATGACGGGCTGACCGTGATTGTGCTGTGTGTGCCGGTTATGTTAGTGATGGCGGAGTCGATAACGGTGCCGTCGGCGCTGATTATCGCCAGTCTATAGCTGCCGGCACCCAGCGTCACAGGGGCGTCCAGATTTACTGCGCTGCTGGTTGATCCTGTTGATATTCTGCCGCCCATGCGTTGCCCGGCGGTGTGTAATGGGTCGGCAATGCGCATGATGTCGCCGGGTCGGCGCACCATGCCGTCCAGTCCTACGGAAAACGTGACTGATTTTATTTCCGCTCTGCTGGTAACCAGTAGGCGTTTGCCACGCCGGTGCGCCTCGCTTCTTGATGTGCAGCCGATAGCGGTCTCAGTCTTCGGGCGATAGCCGTATCGCTGGATACCGTCGAAATCCTCAATGTACTCAGTGGTTAGCCTGTACTGGTCGGTGGGATCGCTGTATTGAATAAGCGCAGCCGTGTAACGCGTTTGTTTGGCGGTGCCCGCGTACACAAACCTGCCTCCCACTACATTAGCCGGTAAATATAATGCGCTGACCGGCTTTGGCGCGTCTTGGGTTAGGTATACCGCTTTGCCGTCCCATAGCGCCTGCGCATCGAATACCCCGGCGATTTGTTGGATCATTTCGTGCGCGCTGACTTGCGTCATGAATTGTGCATCGATCGAGTAGCGCGGTTCCGTTCCGCCCTTGCCGTCGGGTACTCGCTCATCACAGCGGCGGGCGATGTTGTAAATTGCCCAGCGGTCCTGATACGCTGGATTGATGTCGTCGCCGAGGCCGATGCCGCCGGTCGTCAGTAAATGATGCAGTACCCAGGCCGGGTTTCTGCTCCAGCGCATGACCAGGTTGCCGGACCAGTCGGCTTGCGAGTATGTCCGGGCGACAGGGTCGTAAACGGACGCGTCGGGCACTTGGATTTTCCAGCCGCGCAGTTTGTAGCTACGGGTCGGCACGGTGCTAAAATAACGGGTGTCGAAGGTCAATCGGCAGTACGCGATATTGGGTCGGCGTAATTTCGCAAAGGTCAGTTTGTCGTAGCTGCTCCAGCGGAATGCGGAGTTTTCGCTACTGTCCGGATCTGCGGATAATCTGGATAC